TATCAATGCCAAAACTTCAAAAATAAAAGCCCCCAATTTCCATCCCCAAGCGACTTCGATTTGGAGATAATCAAATTCATGGAAGTTCTTTTTGAACCAATGCTTCGGAATTTCTTTCATAAGAAGATCGGCGTATTTCTTGGTTGAGAAATCGCCTAACATTATTGCGTCACGTATGTCAGCATGAATCGTCGTGTCGTCCATCCAGGAATGAACTTCACACCATCGAACTGTTTTGCCATCCAAGCAAACAAAAGTTACCAGTTCATTTTTATTCACCCCACGCCAAGCATTCAAAACGTCATCAACTTTTGATCGGTTGGCGTCTTTTCCGAAAAGAACCAATATGGTATGAACGAGATATTTAGGACCAAGTTCAGCATTAACTCTATTTACCAAGTCAAAATCTTCACTTGTCACAGAAGCACCGTAACTCAATATGGACGCTGCGTTTTCATTTTCAGCGGGACGTGGATATTGAGCCTCTTGCTCTTTGGTCGGTTCTTTCAATTTGAACACTGAATTGCAATGTCTGATTCTGTTTTCATAACGATGAATCTCGTTATAAGGATAAATCCTGTCAAAATCCTTTGTCCAATCACTCTCGAAAATTCTTCCAGTAATGGAACTAGAAAACCCTGCCGAACTTCCTTGATGAACTCCTGATTGATGCTGATTAGCCCAAATTTTCACCCATTTGTCGTATTCGACTGAACTAATGCTATGAGATGTTCCTCGTTCATCAAAAGAATTCCAATAAGGACCATGATGCTCGGTCACATAATAAGTTTCAGTTCTGTACTTGGTATGACCTTTACTATCCGTACCACAAGCCACCTGTCTTGTCCTTGTCTCTTTTGTTGTCCATTCCTCTTCGTGAGTTATCTTGATTATCTTATAATGCCAAACTTCCTTATCCATCAAAGAGTTCTTTGCGATAAGATATAAGACTCCAGACACACTCATGGCAAGGACAAATGCCGAAACAGAATATATCAGTAGCTTTTTCCTTGAAGATTGTCTTGAGTAGAACTGCCCTGTCGTTAAAGGCCAAAGAGGCGATATCGCTATCGCCGCAATGGCTACCGCAGGAATGAGTAGCAAGATAATCACAAAGAATAACATTTAGCAACTCATTTCAGTTCCCACACCAGTTTGCAATACCTGTCGTCAACATAAGGACTTCCAGGATCGCGATCTGCCATCACAGACACGAGACGGTAATTAGGATGCGGGTCTTTATCAAGATGATCAGAAAGACCCTCAAAATTGACATCCTCGACGATAAATTTGGGAGTCATAACATCCTCATTTCATCAGGTCATCAGCAAGAACGCCTGTTTTGATTGCATCTTTGGTATCGGAGGACGAAATCATCTGCGGCTTCGTCTTGATCTTGTCGCCAACAACTAAACTGGCGGGGAACTTCTGACAGAACGTCTTATGAGTCTGCCAAATATCCGTCAAGGTATCCTGTGACCGCTTGAACTCTTCCAGTTTACCTTCAATGGAGTTTGCCAACTGTTGATACAGTTCAGGCTTCAAACCAAGAGATTCAGACTCCCTCGACACATTGATACCCATCCCTCCAGAAGCCACAGCCCCTGCAACAGCGGCATTCTTGGAAACACCAGTATTACCGGCAACCACTCCAGAACGACCGGATGCTTGAGCCATTACGACCGCCAAGAACTTATCCGCCCATTCCCTGGTACATTTTGTCTGGTTCATAATCGTCTTCCTCATCGTATCCAAGGTGGTTTCTACCACATTGAACTGGGCATCATAACGATTAGCCAGTGTTACCTCTGTGTTCTTGACTCCAACATACCAGCAACCAATGCCGATAACCGTCAAAAGAAACAGACCTGCGAGACTCAATCCGACTATTAGACCCTTACTCATGACTTATTCCTTTCTGTTGTTGAAACGAGACGAAGAATATCACATTACCCAGGTAATGTCAATGGCTATTTGCTAAAGATTCTTCTTCTGTCATTTTTCTTTCAAAACCGCAGTCAACACATCTCATCCTGCGGTGCTCCTTCGGATAATGATGAGTCATCTCAAATTTATGCTCTCCATCATTTAGACAATCCGCCTTGAATGCTTCGTGATCAATAGAAATTGAGGTTTCGTACACAAACGTTTTATCGCAGTGACGGCAGTGTTGTTCGTGTCGCTCGCCTTCCTCATAACCATATCCGTCGTCATGGTTGATTTCTACTTCTTTTTCGCAATAAGGGCAGGTAACATCATTCATATCTTCTCCTTACGATTTTGAGACTTGAAAAACTTTCTGGCTTCTTTCTTTGTGATTTTTGGGCAATGTCCTTGTATGGTTGGAGGAAGTTCAGGAATTTTAACAGAAGGTCTATCTTCTATCATCCCAGATGGAATTGCAAATGTAAGACCTGGATAATCTTGAGGGTCAAGCAAAAATTCGCAATTCTTACCTTTCACAAGAGTTTTCTCAGTCAGAATTCTTTTGGACAATTCTTTTCCAAAAGCAATGTCTTTCTTTGTCAGCTTTGGTTGAGGCAAGAAAATAATCGCCATCGCATTCATCGCTCCATCTCCAGAAATCTCGCCATTACCCCAATCTTTGATGAGGTCTTTTGCCAATTCCACTTTTTCACTTTGTTTGGTTTTCATTACTTTCTCCTTTTTTCCAATCTGGACAGTTTCTACTCCACGGCATTGAACAGGTTGCTGATGATGCACAGGTATCACAGGATAGTAATTCATCCTTGATGATTTCTCTAACATCATTAACTAGCTTTTGAGTTTCTGCATCAAATGGTTCTCCATTTACAAGGATATCTTTCAAAACCCCTAAGAGTTCGCCTGATATTTTCAAAACTGCGTTTTTATTATCAAAAGTAACCAGCCATTCAACATTGAGAGTTTTGCATTGTTCGACGAAAAACTCTTTATTATCACTTTCGATATAACAAATTCCACGCGCACCAATTACAACCGTATCTAGTTTATTATCTATAAAACTAACAATAGACTGACAAACATCTCGACTTGGACGAACTCCATCAGACTTGTCCGTAGAGAAACTGTAATCAACAACACAGACAATTGACTGCGTTTGAACGATTTCCCATAACAAATCGTAATCACGACTGGTCTGGTATCCCGTGATATCTCTAATGTAACTCATTGATTACTCCTTCTCATACTTGACTGGTGCTCCTTGAGGCAGTTCAGTTACCATTCCAGTATTAGGATTTAGACGAGGGGGTTTATTAATAAACCCTTTTTCAAACTCCTTCGTTTCCACTTCGAGTTCTTTCATGATCTTGTCTGCCGAATCAAATGCATTCTTTATTTGATTTTGACCCCAGCCTTCAGCGAAGGCTGCCCACAGGGAACCATCTACATGTTCTTCTGTCATCGCCCATATTTTAACATTCTTATAATCAGAAGTAGCCTGATATTTCTTCCAAGCCACAATCATAGGATGGCCATCAGGAAGTTGCATAGTTTCACTCATTTATCTTCTCCCTTTTTATCCGAATGAAACCGTTCTATTGGCGGCGTGAGTGGAGTCATCGGTTTTCCAACTGGATGATCATCATTATCCATTTTGATTGCTATAGCAAGAAGCAAAAGAGCATTTCTAACCCGAAGACTCCTACCTCCTCCACCCCAGGTTCTGAATCTACAAGACTTTAGAAGAGAATCAGTAGTAATATTTACCCAAGCATCTCCCATCTGATCAATAATGACCTCAATTCCTTCCCTCAAATTCCCATCACAATCATCTTGCGTCCTAAAATATTGGGTATCCGTTTTCAACTCTGGAGGCCAAAAGGGAGTTTCTAGGAGTTTCTTGATAACTTTTGGATTAACTTCGCTCACTTCTCTTTCCTCGCTTCAATTGCTGCCTTCGATCTTACAACTATTGGACCAAGATTTTTGACCGAAATAACTTCGTGAATGCCATCACCCTCTCCAGCGGCTTCTGCCGCATCAGCACATCCAACGGCCTCAACCAACAAATGTTCAATTTGACCTTTGGAATGATCTAAATCCCAACAGACTTCCTCAACCACCCAAACGGAGACTGTTGGAACTAAAACTTCTTTTTCTTCGCGCTTCATTTTTTTAGACTCCCAATAGTTCAATCTACATTGTTCAAGATTCACCCCTGTTCTTGCACATTCTGTTCCGCAATTCTCACATGACCTGGCAACCCATGCAGGACAATGCTCAATTGTGCTTGGTTTACCCAAAGCGCATAACGAACCCCAGATGCCACAATTACGGCAATTACGAGAAGGTTGATCCGACTTGAATTCTTTGCAAGACCCATCTGCCTCAATTGCTCCAAGGCAATGGTCTACATATCCACAAGTTTTGCAAAGAGATTCATCTTCGGAATGGATTTCTGGCATAAATTCTCCTGACTGCATTTGTCAATCATATTACTTCGTTTTTGCAGTCGTGTCAATATCTAAAATCCTGGTATTCCAGAAGCAGTCGTACTAGGAGATATATCTCGAATTTCAGTCAAAGAGGCTGAAATGGCGATTCCACAAGTCCCAACTGCAGAAGATGCCCTTGAAGATGCATCATTTGTGTTGTTTAATGATTTTGTCCGAAAACTAACCGGAACGGAATTAGTTCCGCCAGAGGCAAGAATTTGAAGGGCATCATCACCAATGTAAATATTCTGGTTAAGAGAACTGC